AGTGTCATCATGTCACGGATAGTCAAGCGCTCGGCGTCGATGGTGTACATAGGGGGACATCTCCTATACGGACATCGTAAAAAGTGGCGAGGCGCACGGATGTCCGACGTGCGCCCTGCCCGATGATTAGGTGTTGGCGGTGTACGTGATGCCGGGTGCCCGCACCGTGAAGCTGACCATGATCGGGCCAGCGCTTGTGCTGTCGATGGGTGGGTAGTCCATTGCGGTGATGTAGCCGACGGTCTTGGTTTCGTATTGGTCGGCACCCGAAGCGGCGCCAAGGGGTAACCACTTGAGTTGTGTTGCCGTGCGGGCTTCAAACAATGCACGCACTGATTGAAAGGCTTCGGCTGCGGTCTCGGTGTAAATGATGTTGACCTTGACTTCGACGGGTTCGTACTTGCCGACCGTGGTCAGTGCATAGTTGCCGTCGAAGGTGTAGGCTTCGCCGGTGACGACGGTGGCGGTGGTCACGTCGATTGACTGCGATGAGCCGGAGATATCGACGTAGGCTGCGCTTACGTAGATAGAGACGGTGGCTGCCGCTCCGGTGACTGCGCCGGTTGTTTGTGCCATGGTGAGTCTCCTATTGGATTATTTCGGTGATGGTAAGAGTTGCGGTGACGGCGTCGTAATATCTGCCCGATCCTTGCGGCCACTCAAGCACCGTTGCTCTAAGCGAAGCGTTGCTGAGTACCCACGTCGGAGCGATGAGTGTGCGTAGTGCGTCATGGTAGGCGGCGAGGTAGCCTTCGAGGCTTCCGGCGATGTCACTGAGTCCAAGTCCAAGCCCTGCCGCACGAAGGAGGGCGACGTCTTGCACCGTCCACTCCGCTTGCATGACGTGACCCGAGCCACCCAGGGTCGTTGTCCGTGTCCGTGCCGAAGCTAAGCCGATGGCGTTGACGATGCGGGTCGGGATATCGGCGTCGTCCACTTGGTCTTTGAGCGTCGTACCACGAAGGACGGGCATAGAGTAGCCGGTGATTGACAGTGCACAGACGGCGTCGATTATCGTCGTGAGTTGTGAGCCCATACTATGACCGCCTTCGGTACGGCTTAAGGAGTGCTTCGATATCCCGTGCCATTGCTGAGGTGACGATGGTTGACCCGTCGGCGCTGATAAGGCTGTTGCCAAGGTCAGGCGAGCCGTCCCGTTGGCGATACATCTGCGAAGCGAGGCGAAGCGTTGCCTGCACGATGTTCGCCGGTGCGGTCAACGAGTAGCCCCACCGTCCGACGATGGACACGCTGGCTTCAGGGGTATCGGTGTACTTCCAGACGTAGCCCGATGATTCTTTGATACGCACTGCCCACGCCGGAGTCCGATTGGGTGACAGCAACACGACGGAGCCCGTAGGCACTGCCGATCCGTCGCCGTTCGTGATGCTCGTAATGGAGATAAGGTCGTAGTCGGTGCCCAACGTATACTCGTCGATGAGGTCGCCGTATACGCCGGAGCCAAGCCACTGCGTGTTGATGGTTGGCGTGAATTTCCGTGTGGTATCTGCGCTGGCTTCAAAGACACGGTTGGTGTAGCTTTCAATCGTGCTTTGGGCACGGTCGATACACAGCGACAGCAGGGTGTCATCAGTGGACGCCGTGATGCCCATGTAGCTCTTAAGCAGTGCTGTCGTAGTGTATGCCACGTTATACCACCCGCTTTTTCTTTGGTGCTTCCGGTGCCGGCGCTGCGTCTTCCAACGCCACCGCCGAGCCTTGACTAATCAGCACCGCAGCGGCCTCTGGGGTGGTTTCGTAGATATCGCCGGGCTCATAGACGGCGTGCTCATTGCCGACGCTGTGAACGAGACGGTGAATAAGTTGCACTTGCATAGGACATCCTTTGTGGTGTGAGGCGACGCCGAAGCGCCGCCCCGCTTTATATTGCTTAGGTGTTTACGCCGATTGCGAAGGCTTCGGGCTGGGTGACGTCGCCACCGTAGCGCCATGAAGCGACGATGTACGTGATGCCCTTGCGAACATCGCGCCAGCGGTCAATTTGCACGCCCGAGGTGCGCTCACAAAATGCGTAGTAGTTGAAGTTACCGAAGTACAAGGGCTTGACGCCGGTCGCCCCGATGGCCGCTGCGGATTCGCTCAATGCCACACGCCAGCCCTCGGCGTAACGGATGCCCGCTTCGATGGCGGTGATGGGGTGGTAGTTGGTGAGGTCGAGGGTACGGAGTGCGCCCCATGTTGAATTACGCATAATCCAGCCGGTTTGCCCGGTTTGCAAGTAGTTGCCATTGACGGCTGTTGACACGGCGATGACTTGGGCGTTGGTGACTGCGCTGGCGCCAAGATTGACCGTGTTTGTTACGCGGGTTACAAGTCCATAGGGCTGGCTTGAGCCGGTGCCCAAGATGATGTAGCTATTGGCGGAGACGGCCATGGCGCGAGCGATTTCGACCTGCATGAATTGTTCGAGGTTGCTCGATGAGTCCGCCAAGAGTTCGTCGGTGACGGCGAATTCAAGGGTGTCTTTGTAGAGTTGGATGGTGCGGCTGTTGGCGAGGTTGGGTTCCGAAGCGGTGGCGGTGACACCTTCGGCGACAATCCCGGCGGTCGCTTTGGTTGACTGTGCGGGCATGATGTGTTTCCAAGATTCCGTGGTCACCCGGGTGAAGGCAAATTGACCGAGCAAGCTCATGTCGTCACGCTTTGCGGTGATTTCACGGTTGACCGTGGTGGGCACGGTGTAACCGCCGTCGTTGTTGGTGGTTTCGTTCAACGTCTTAAACGCATGGCTCTTGGCGTTGGTGAGGACGTTGAGTTCGCTGTTGTCGGCCGTGCCACGGACGTAGCTCTTATAAGCCCGTTCGTAGTCGCGTGATGCGAAGGCGTCGGTGTCGTTGTCGAGGGCGATGCTTTTCACGGCTGGAGCAGGGGCGACGATGGTGCCACCGTTGACGGGTTCGCCGGCGACGTTTTTGAGTGCGGTCACGACGGCGTCTTGCACAATTTGGTTGATGTTTTCCACAGTAGTTCCTTTGAGTGATAAAGATGGTTGGGTGTTATCGCTAGGGCTCAACGTCGCCGTCGCAGTGCGCACGGTGCCGTCCTGAGTTGCCTTCACTTCGGTAAGTGTCCGGGGTTCTGCCGGAGTTGGGGTGAGGGATATTTCGCCGACGACCCAGCGCTTGAGTTCGCCCGCTTGGCGGACGACAAGGTGACTGAGTGCGCCCGTGCTTAAGCCCAGTGCCCCGCTCTTAACAAGCTTCATCACGTCGCCAATGTAGCCGAGTCGTTTGTCGAGTTCAATCTCGACGTCGATACCATCGTCCGTCGGCATCCACGCTTTGACGGTGCCGATTTGTCCACGGATGGAGCTGAGCCCATGATCGTAGTAGACCGGCGTGCCCACAAAGCTTCGGGTCTCGCCAAGGTCGGTCGACTTGGTGAACACGTCACCGGTCAAGTCTTTGCCACCGTACACGATGCCACGACCACGGACGACGTAGTCGCCCACTGCCTTGACCCCGCTGCCGTAGGATTTTACAAAGTCATTCACTACCGACCTCCGAGTAAGCGACGGGCCAATGCTTTCACGTTGTCCCCTACTTCTATTGTCAGGGGGGTGTCAAGGGGAAGATTCGTCATGGCTACGGCTTCTTCGGTCTCCATGGTCATCGGCTCGGCTTCCATGGGGACGACGTCGCTCATCTCCATCGCTGGCTCCATCGTCTCCATCATGATGACGGCTTCGGGGATGACCCAAAGCTTGCACACGGCGTATTCTTCGATGATGCCTTCGACGATGGCACAGTTGCCGTCGGGTTGATAGAAGTAGCAATGTTCGCAGGCGATTCCTTGGGATGCGAAGGGATTCTTTGCCGCCTCCATGTAATGCGCACCGTTGGCGCCGATCCCTTTGTCGAACTTACCCGCTTCGTGGGTCACTTCGACAAGCGACGATACCATCATGCGCTGCCGAGTGTTGAACTCTGCGCCCAGCTCAATCGCCTTGACGCTCTTCGCTTCGTCGTCGTCCATCATGTCATCGCCTAGTTCGACCATGTACGACTTGATGTTCTCTGCCATGCGACGTGCGGCGCGGATGCGCTTCATGTCGGCTTCGCTGTGACGGCGTGATGCTTTGGTTTCCATGGTGTTCTCCTTCATAATCTGATTT